TACGCTCGAATAGCTCAGCGGTAGAGCACCTCCTTTACACGGAGATTGTCGGGGGTTCGATCCCCTCTTCGAGCATGTCCAATTCAATGTATACTTAATGATTACTATTAGATGCAAAGAGTGTAGAAAAGAACTAACGAGTACTAGCAAAATTCAGTTCTGTGGTTGTCCCAATCAAATGAGCATTGCGGATGATAAAATTGGTGCCAAAGACTTGGATAAAGTTGTGATGGTAACTAATAATGTAGAGAGAAGGATTGACAGTCATTTTTCTACTCAAGAACTTCTATATCAGGAAGAGAGAAGAAGACGTAAAGTTCGTAGATTGGACTTTGATGTCCGTTAAGATATCCACATAGTTTACATTAGTGTAGCAATTTGATACATTAAATAGTATTGTAGACACTTTCTTTCTACCATGCATCCCGACGAATTTCAAAACTGGAAAACTATCAAAGAAACATTTGAAGAAAATGGCACAACAGACAACTATTATTATAAGAGGGCTTGTGCTATAATAGGGGGGCAACCAGACCCAATGAAGAATTTTCCAAATGTCTCACAGGACGGATGAAATCAAACCTGAACACTTTGTAACGAAGGAAGAGTGTCAGGAAATGATTGATAAGGCTATTGACAAACACAATAAAACTGCTACAATTATAAGTGCCATCCTCGGCGGTATCCTCCTTGCTTTTTATTCGCATGGTGTGTTATCATTAGTAGGTCGTGTCTGATGGCTGCGGTGCTCCCCTTTGGTGGATTCAGGAGTAGCGGCGATAGGAATCTACCACAAAATTTCATTATACATAATGCAACTATGGAATTTTATTCAGTGGAATACTGGCAAAAAAACTGGGAAGAATTGATGGAAAGAGTGGAAAATGGGGAAACGATAGGAATAGAAAATAATAGGGGTGAGAGGGCAGTGATGGTTCCGGCGGATGATGAACTCATACGAATATACACAGAGCAAAATAACGAAGGATCCTAAGGGACTGTCGCATATTGGTTAATGCTCTCTGCTTATAACGGGGTAAACTGGGTTCAATTCCCAGCAGTCCTATTTGCTTCCTTAGCAATCTGGTGAATGCAGCAAACTCATAATTTGCCTAAGGTGAGTTCGATCCTCACAGGAAGCACTTGACTCTTTTGGGTCAAACCCTTATAATACTAAGGTCAACAAACAAGACAATGACACTGACTACCAAGTTCAAGAAAGACATTCAAACCCTTCGTGGGGCTGTAAATGGCGACTTCTTCCTGGATGTGAAGAATCCGAAACTTCTCAAAAAGGTTCGCCGCTACTATGAAAATAGTGGTGTAGTATTTTCTGGCGATGCTCTTGATGATTATGATATTCTGATTGAGCAAGTTGCAATTGATCTTGAAGCAGTTGAAGCATGAAAGTTCTATTAGAACGTTTCCCTTATCGTTATGTTGAGTGTGGCACATTGGAAATCAATGGTATGCCAGACTATCGTATTCAGAAAGCAAACAGTTGGTCAAAGAGATATGGTGATATGTATCTTCTAGACAATCAAATGCAACTTCTGACTGCGATGGATGACTTTGAGTACACCAAATGGTTAGACCCTGAAGGTGTTCCTTGCTATATAAAAGACAATGTATCTACCAGTTAAATGGAAAGAGATGCCATCAATCTAACTCTTATACATGAGTGGATGACGGTAAATGATGCTAAACTTCTACTCCATCATCAATACATGAGAGTAAGATCTCATAAAAAATATGGTGGATGGAAGACTGTTCAGACTCTTATGAATATTGCCTATGGCATTTATCAAAGAGAATCTGAACAAAACTTGAAAGTAAGAATTGATCTCATTAAGTCACGGACGGACTCTAACAGCACTGGTCGGGATACCCCTCAAGTTTCCTAGTTCTTAAAATTAGGTGGTGGAGTCATTAGACCCTCTTAAAAACTAAATAATCCAAGAGTTAATTTTTTACCATTATGGCAACGCAAGGAAAGGCAGCAAAATCTGTAACTGGTGCATCGATGTCAAAATATGATGTCGAAGTTGAAGCAAGACTTCAAGCACTTGAAGCAGCAGTAGTCGCATTACAGGCTAGCGATAAAGCACAACAAGAAGTTGATGCAAGATTCATAGACATGGAGAGTAAGATCAACAAACTATGGAATTAATTTTCTTTGTTTATTGAAAACAAAGTGGTGCGGATGGAGGTAACTCCCGCCCTGTTTCTTGCTTCAGGTAAAAGAGCAAGTGGCGTGCATGACAAGACCTTTAAAGACGGTTGACAACAACCGTCTTTTTTTGTATCATATATAAAAGAAATAATTATTTTATGGTTGATTATAAGAAAACTGCGCTGGTGCTTGGCGCAGGTGGATTTATTGGTTCTCATATGGTTAAAAGACTACGTTCCGAAGGATACTGGGTGCGTGGTGTTGATCTTAAGTATCCAGAATTTTCATCAACACACGCAAATGAATTTGTGCAAGGAGACTTGCGTGATGTAAATATTGTCCGTCGTGTAGTTAGATTTACAGGATATCTTGGAAACTATTACGCACAGATTGCTGAAAAATTTGTACAACCTTTTGATGAGATCTATCAGTTTGCTGCTGATATGGGTGGAGCAGGTTTTGTATTTACTGGTGAGAATGATGCAGACATCATGCATAATTCTGTCTCTATCAATTTAAACGTACTTGAGGAGCAGAGAAAACTTAATGAAAATCATGATGTAAATAAAACTAAAATTTTCTATTCTGGATCAGCATGTATGTATCCAGAGCACAATCAACTTGACCCTGATAACCCCGATTGCCGTGAAGAATCAGCATATCCAGCAAACCCTGATTCGGAATATGGATGGGAGAAACTCTTTTCTGAACGTCTATATTTCGCTTACAATCGCAACCACGGTATTCCTGTTAGGGTGGCTCGCTACCATAACATTTTTGGACCTGAAGGGACCTGGGACGGTGGAAGAGAGAAAGCACCAGCTGCAATCTGCCGTAAAGTCGCTTACCTCCCGGAGTCAGGTGGAGCAATCGAGGTGTGGGGAGATGGCTTACAAACTCGTTCCTTCCTGTTCGTTGACGAATGCATTGAAGCAACTAGAAGACTGATGGACAGTGACTTTATGGGTCCTGTGAATATTGGTTCTGAAGAGATGGTTACTATCAATCAACTTGTAGATACTGCTGCTAAGGTTGCTGGTAAGGAAGTCTCCAAGATTCATATTGATGGACCTCTTGGAGTTCGTGGTCGCAACTCTAACAATGATGTAATTCGTAAAGAACTTGGATGGGACTACAGTCAGACTTTAGAAGAAGGTATCCGTAAAACATATACATGGATTAGTTCTCAGATCGAATGGGGATCTGATGAATACTCTCCTTTCTACCACCGAGTTTGATATGAGTAAATTAGGACCTTATGCTTCTTATAGTAAGGAGACTGGATATGCTACTTGGGACTATCCAACATCAGAGTATGTTGGAATCTTTGAAAGATTAAATGTTAATATTAATGGAATTTTGCATGTAGGTATGTGGGATTTTGTTGAGCATGATTGCTACACAAAACTAGTTGGAACAAATGTGATTGGTGTAGAAGCAAATAAGTTTGTTTATGAAACTATGTCAAAACCAGTGGCAGATAGATGTGGGTATAAGTCATTTAATGAATGTGTATTCAGTGAAGATGGGCTCAAAAAGAAATTTTATCTTGCAAATGATTCATCAAGTCTTTCTCCTATAGGTGGAAACTCAGTTGAAGTAACAACAAAAAAACTTTCTACTCTTGTTGAGGAGAATGATATTGATATGAATCAGTATGATTTTTTAAACATTGATGCTGAGGGAGCAGAACTTGAAATTCTAAAAGGATTTGAAGACTACCTTCAATACATTAATGTAATTGATATGGAAACATCTTATGATGACCGAAGTAATACTGGTGCATATCATGATGTTATTGTAGAATGGTTAAAGGAAAGAAATTTCTCCCTTGCAGAGATGTCTGACTCATACCAATATGAAAGGTGGGGTGATTCTGTATTTGTAAGAAACGATAAAGAGTTACAACCCTTTGATAACAACAAATATTTACTGAAATGAAAAGAAAATTTAATCTTGTAGGTAATACTTTTACTCATCTTACGAATGGGAATAAAGGATATTCTGTTCACGGTAAAGAATCTAAGTACATTGAGTGGGTTGCCAAAGGTGGTGATGCAACTTTTTATATTGATAATACCATCAATGATGGTGTGAATGATTCTAGAACTGGCCCTAAGTATTTGTGGCTTCTTGAGTCTAAGTTTATTAAACCCGGACTTGTAGAAAGTATTATTAGCAATCAACAACTAGTTGAAGACACATATGATACTATTTTTACTCATGATCAGAGACTTCTTGCTCTAGGTGACAAGTATAAATGGGTTCCTGCACAGGGTTTTTGGATTCAAGAACCAAAAGTTTATGAGAAATCTAAAATGATTTCTATGATTTCCTCAAACAAACGTATGTGTGAAGGACATGAGACTCGTCTTGAATGGGTAGATAGGATTGGAGACCAAGTAGATCTCTATGGTCGTGGGTTTAATGAAATTGAATTGAAGGAGGAGGGTCTATGTGATTACATGTTCTCTGTTGCAATTGAGAACGGACAATATGAAACATACTTCACTGAAAAAATCCTTGACTGCTTTGCAACGGGGACCATTCCTGTTTATCTTGGTGCTCCTGACATTGGGAATCACTTTAATATGGATGGAATTGTAAACCTTACTGATGAATTTGAGGTATCTGAAGACATCTATAATGATAAATTTGATGCGATTCGGGATAATTTAGAGAGAGCAAAGAAGATGGAAGTTCTTGAGGACTTTATCTGGGAGAATTATTTACAGTGAGACCTTGTTTAATTAAACAACCTGCAGGTATTGGGGACATTTTCTTCTGCCAAAAGATTGCTAGAATAATGATGGCACAAGGATATGATATTATCTGGCCACTAAGACCTGACATCATTTGGATTAAAAATTACATCAAAGAGTTTAATTTTCCAACTACTGAAGATGATTTTCCTATGAAAGACATCTATCAAAATGGTGCTGGATGTGCAATTGAAGAAGCAGGTGCTTTTATTAGCACTGCGACTGCAGATATGACACATAATGATGGTAAAATTATGAGTTCAAAATATTCTATGTTGAATATTGATCACTCTGATTGGCAAAATTACTTTAGGTTTACTCGTAATATTGATAAAGAAGAGGATTTATACTATAATGTTCTTGGACTCAAAGATGATTCTGAATTTGTATTCATCAACAATCTACATAACACTGATGTGATCAATAGTGGTATTCTCTCTCCAGAGAATTATAATTTACCTGCTATAGAACTTAAAATTATTGATGGGTTTACACTATTTGATTGGTGTAAGGTTCTTGAAAAAGCAAAGAGTGTGTATACGATTAATACCTCAATCAATTATATTATTGATGTATTAGAAACTTCATACGAAAGGTATGTAATTATTGCTCATAACGAGCAGAATAAAACTGAAATTGATTATCTATTTAAAACCCCACATGAAATGATATGCAAGTAGTAAAGTATAAGGATAAAGTTTACCCACACTTTCAATCAATTGGTAATGCATCACAGTTTGCTATACCATATGCCAAACATTTTTGTAAAGGTGATGGGTATGATATTGGTTGTATGAAACCTGAATGGGCTTTGCCTAATGCAACACCTATTGATTTGGACTTTGATGACCCTTGGCACGCTGATAACCTACCTGAAGGGCAAGTAGACTATATCTTTTCTAGTCACTGCTTAGAGCATGTTCCAGACTGGGTAGAGACCCTTTTATATTGGACTGAGAAGATTAAATCGGGAGGTACTTTATTCCTATATCTTCCCCATTATGATCAAGAATATTGGAGACCATGGAATAATAGAAAACATAAACATGCATTTTTACCTGTCATGTTATTTGATTTTATGAAAGACGTAGGTTATAATGAAATATTTGTAAGTCAAAAAGATTTAAACCATTCATTTATTATTGTTGGAGAGAAAGCATAATGGGACAACTTAATCAAGCAATCAAAATTAAAAATGTTCTTAAGTTCTACGATATTAAAAACTTTGTAGAAACGGGAACTGGTATTGGTGAAGTGGTAAGGTCAGTATGTGAGATTGATCGGAATATTAATATCCATACCATTGAGATAATCGAAGAAATTTACGATAAGAATAAAATTTCTTTATCTTATTTGGATAATGTTAACTGGCATCTTGGACAATCGTCAGATGTTCTACCAGATATTGTTCCTTCTTTGCAAGGAAGCACACTCTTCTGGATGGATGCACATTTTCCTGGAGCTGACTTTGGATTAGCAGAGTATGGTGATGAAAAAAATATTGATAAGAGACTTCCTTTAAAGAGTGAACTTGAGATTATTGTAAAGAACAAAGATGTTTCAAACGATGTGTTTATAATTGATGATCTTCGCATTTATGAGGATGGTCCTTTTGAGGCTGGAGTATGGAAAGATCGTTCTAAGTATGGTGGTGACGGCATTGAATTTATTGAGGAATTATTTGAAGAAACTCATTATGTTGTTAAGTCATATAATCAACAAGGATATATTATGCTGTTCCCTGTGAATAAAGACATTGAGGAAGAGGCATCAAATTTGGTTGTTGGTTCTGTTGAATGATGGATAAAAAAATTCTTATTTCTACTTGGTGTACTGATGATTATTCTGAGTATCTTGGTGTAGATAAACTTGCAAATTCTATTAAGTATTTTCATCCTGAAGTTGATCATGTAATTGTCAACACTAAGATGACGGAAGATATTAATCAGAAGTATTCTCCTTGGATGAGAGATATTTGGATGATGGCACCAACGTGCCTTCCATATATTGACGATTATGATATGGTTATTCATCTTGATGCTGATGCTGTTGTCTGTGGTCCGATGGATGAATTGTTTAACAGTACTGCTGATGTAATTGGTGTTAGAAACAATAATAGTTTTAACAAAGCAGGATCTCATAATGGAATTACTATCCCACATTGTGAACCATTTGGGGATGGAAATTTTATTCCTATGCAAGGATTTATTAATGCAGGACTAGTTGCTGTAAATAGAAAAGAGTTTTGGCAAGATTGGCACACACTTAATGATGCTGCAGCACATAATAAAATGTATGCATTTGGTGATGAGAATGATACTTTGAATCAACTCTTTCATTGTGATAAGTATAATTCTGAGGTTATTGATGCAATTGGAACAAATGTATCATATGGTATTTGTAGTTGTTGGGGTGATGATCCTAACAATCACTGGGAAAGTTGGTCGCAAATTTACGTAAAAGATGATAGACTATATCTTGATGACCCTGTAAGTGGGGATCCGATGTGTTTAAAGGTTATGCATCAAGCTGGTGGTGCAACTAGTGGGGTTGTAAATAGAGCATCCGGTGGATTCCGTAATTGGTTATCCTCAGTTGTTTCTTCTGAAGTTAGTGATTACTTAAACGAGGTTCAAAATGGATAGTATTGATGAAAGAATTAAAAGTCTCGTTAAAGATGTAGACCCACCATACTTTGCTAATAAAAATTGGGAACCAGGTAAACCTGTATATTATTCTGGACCTTATTGGGATGATCGGGAACTTGAAGTATCTGTTAAAGGACTTCTGCAAGGAAAGTGGTTAGCTTCTGGTGAAGAAGTTAATCGGTTTGAGAGAATGTTTTCCAAAAAATTTGGGAAGAAGTATTCTTTGATGGTCAACTCAGGTAGTTCTGCAAATCTTGTAATGATTGCAGCACTGAAGAAGAAACTTGGTTGGCAAGATGGAGATGAGATTATTGTATCGTGTGTAGGATTTCCTACTACTATTGCACCTATTGTTCAAAATGGATTGAAACCAGTATTTGTTGACATTGATTTCTCTGATTTAAACTGGGATGTAACTGAGATTGAAGATAAGATTACTACAAGGACTAAGGCTCTATTTTCTTCCCCTGTTCTTGGTAATCCCTATGATTATGATTGTATTATTGACATTTGTGATAGATATAAAATTGAGTTGATTTCAGATAATTGTGATAGTCTTGGTAGTAAGTGGAAGAATAACTACCTGACAAATCATTCTATTGCTGCATCCTGTTCTTTTTATCCTGCTCATCATATTTGCACTGGTGAGGGTGGTATGATTTCATCTGATGATGAAGAACTTATTAATATTGCACGTAGTTTTGCTTGGTGGGGACGCGATTGTTATTGTGTTGGCACTCAAAACTTACTTGCTTGTGGAACTTGTGGTAAGAGATTTGATACTTGGATTGATAAGTATGATGGCATCATTGATCACAAGTATGTCTATAGTATCATGGGATATAATCTAAAACCTATGGACTTTCAAGGCTCTATTGGTTGTGTTCAAATTGAAAAGCAAGATGAAATCCATGAATTGCGTCGTAAGAATAAGAAACTGATGCAAGCACACTTTGAAAAAATTCCTGGTGTTCGTAGTGTAAATGAACTTCCTGATGCAGAGACAAGTTGGTTTGGTGTTCCTATTATTTGTGATAGTAGAGAAACAAAAACTAAACTAACTAAGCATCTGGAAGATAACAAAGTTCAGACTCGTAACTACTTTGCTGGTAATATTCTGATGCATCCTGGATATAGTCATCTTGATTACTATAAGAACTATCCAAATGCATGTAAGGTACTTGACTTGGTATTCTTTGTTGGATGCTCTCCCACCATTACTGAGGGGATGATTGAATACGTTGGAACTGTAGTTGATTCTTTTGAGAAATGAGAGTAGCAGATTATGTTATTGATCAGATTTACAAGGCAGGTTGTGAGCACATCTTTCTTGTAACTGGTGGTGGGGCGATGTTTTTAAATGATGCAATTGCTGCTCATGAAAAAATTAAACCCGTCTGCAATCACCATGAACAAGCATGTGCGATGGGTGCAGTTGCATATGCAAAATATAAAAACAGTTTAGGTGCTGTTTGTGTTACTACTGGGTGTGGTGGAACTAATGCTATCACAGGACTTCTGGACGCATGGCAGGATAGTGTTCCTGTTATCTTTGTGTCTGGTAATGTTAATCGTCCTCACATGGCACCAGAGGGTGTTAGAAACCTTGGAGTTCAAGAAGCAAACATTATTGACATTGTAAAACCAATCACCAAGTATGCAACTGTGGTTGAAGATCCTGAGATGATTGATGAGGTAATGAAAGATGCGATTCGTATTGCTACTCATGGTCGTCCTGGTCCTGTATGGATCGATATTCCTATGGACGTACAGGGTGTTGAATGTTTTAGTATTGAGGATGCTGTAAAGAGAGCAAAGAGACCTTTGATTCTTGCTGGTAACGGTATCAACTGCGCTCAAGCAAGAGAAGAGTTTAAGTTCTTTGTTGATCAGACAAACATTCCAGTTGTTACTTCATACAATGGTGTTGATCTTATTTCCTCTGATGATAGAAACTATGTTGGTAGAGTTGGGGTAAAGGGAACTCGTGCTGGTAACTTTGCAATGCAAAATTGCGACTTACTTCTTGTAATTGGTTGCCGTCTTCCTGTTCCTGTGACTGGATATAACTATAAAACTTTTGCTAGAGAAGCAGAAGTTATTGTTGTTGATATTGATAAGGACGAACACTCAAAGGATACAGTAAAGATTGATAGATTTATTAATCGTGATGCAAAAAACTTTCTTGATCTTTATTGGTTTGATCGTAGCAAGAGTGATTGGAATTATCTTTGTGAAGAGTGGAAAGAAAAATGGCCAGTATGCCCTACGAAGAATCCATCTGAAAAAGTAGATCTCTATTACTTCATGCAGTGTCTGAATACTCTGAAGAGAGATGATGATGTTGTAATTTCTGATGCAGGTTCTGCATTCTATGTTTGTTCTCAAGCAACTACAATTAAAAATCAACAGAGATATATTACATCCAGTTCTCAAGCAGAGATGGGATTTACAATTCCTGCCTGTATTGGTGCTGCATTTGCTAAGGATGGTGATGTGATTGGAGTGACTGGTGATGGATCATTTATGATGAACATGCAAGAACTTCAAACTATTGTTCATTACAATCTTCCTGTTAAATTATTTGTGTGGAACAACGAAGGATATCTTTCTATTCGCACCACACAGAAAAAGTTTTTTGAAGGTAGAGAGATAGGAACTGATGCATCAAGTGGTGTATCTATTCCAGACATAGATAAAATATCAGAGAGTTTTGGTATTCCATATGTTCGTGCCACTGCTGATAATATTGAAAGATCAGTAAGTTATACACTGGATCAAAAAGGTCCAGTAATTTGCGAAGTCTTCTGTGAAAAATGGCAAGAGGTTGTACCCACAATGCAGGGAAGAAAAAATGCTGACGGAACAATCAGTGCTCCTCCATTAGAAGATATGTATCCCTTCTTGCCTAGAGAAGAGTTTTATGATAACATGATAATTAAGCCCCTAGATTAATATGCCTGCTGACAATAAAGATAAGGTAACTATCCTTAAGTTACGCAAACAAAAACAGAATGATGTTAAGACTGTAGGTGTCACTGCTTATGATTACCCACAAGCACTAATGGCAGACAATGCTGGTGTTGATTGGGTTCTTGTCGGTGACTCTTTAGGTATGACAACACTGGGATATAAAACTACTATTCCAGTGACTATGGATGATATGTTACGATCTGCTAAAGCAGTTTCCCGTGGCGTAAGTCGTGCATTTACTGTTGGTGATATGCCATATATGTCATATCAAATTTCTAATGAAGAAGCAGTTCGTAATGCTGGAGACTTTATTAAAGCAGGAATGGATGCTGTAAAGGTTGAAGGGTGTATGATTGAAAGGATTGAAGCAATCTGCAATTCTGGTATTATGGTGATGAGTCACCTTGGACTAACTCCACATACTCGTGCTAAACTTGGTGGGTATCGTGTTCAGGGTAAAACTGCAGACCAAGCAAAAGTAATCCTTGAGCAAGCTTTGCGTCTCCAAGATGCAGGTTGTTCTTTCTTGTTACTTGAAGCAATGCCAAGAGAATCTGCTGCTATGATTGCAGATTCTTTAGACATTCCCGTTTATGGTATTGGTGCCGGTGATAAAGTTAATGGTCAACTTGTTATTATGCACGATTTGATTGGACTCTTCTGGGAGTTTAAATCAAAATTTGTTAAACGTTATTGTGAAGCAGGACAATTAATTGAATCTGCTTTATCTGATTATGTAAATGAAGTTCGTGATCTCCAGTTCCCTGCAGAAGAGAACTTCTATCAGATTAAAGATGATGAATTAGATAAACTATTAGGAGACTCTAAGTGGAAGTATGAAAAAGGGTAAAATTCTTTTCACTGGTGGCAATGGATTTATTGGACGCCAGATTGTCCCGTTCTTAATTGAAGATGGATGGGAAGTAATTAGACCTCGTTCCACTCAAGTTAGACTTGAAGTGTTGGATGAGGTTGAGACTTTGTTTAACAATGGTCAGCATTACGATGCAATTATTCATGGTGCTATTGTTGGTGGACGTAGAGATGTTGATGATGATGCTAAAGTTTTTTACACAAACATGAGTATGTTTGAAACTTTATTTCGATATATTGATCAGACTAATATGTTTATCAACTTTGATAGTGGTGCATCATATGGCCGCCCTGCTCTTGTTGAGTGTCCAGGACCTGAAAATTTTGGTCAAGTGATACCTAAAGATTACTATGGTATGTCCAAGTATTGTATTGCCAAAAGAGTATTAGATAATCCAAAGAGTATTAATCTTAGAATCTTTGGGTGTTTTGGTCAGCACGAAGAATCCACTAGGTTCTTTAGCACAAACATTAAAAACTATATTAATAAAGAAGATATTGTTATTACCAAAAATAGAAAAATAGATTTTATCTATTCTGATGATTTGTATAAGATTATTAAATACTATCTGGATGGTAATGATGGCCCGAAAGATATAAATTGTGTATATCCTGAGAAATATAATCTAAATGACATTGCAAAGATTATTAATAATCTTGATAAGCATTCAGTTTCTATTAAAAAAGAGGGTCAGTATAATGAGTTTTCTTATTGTGGAAAATCAAATAGTTTACCCATCAAATATGATGGATTAAAGAAGGGTATTAAAGATGTCTATGAATATTTTTGTCAACGGAACATTTGATATTCTTCATCCAGGACACATTCAACTTTTAAACTATGCCAAATCCTTAGGTGATACTCTTACTGTTGGTATAGACAGTGATCGTAGAGTTCAGGAAAAGAAAGGTCCAACTAGACCAGTAAATAGTGTAGGTGATAGGGCATACATGCTCCAGAATCTAAAAGCAGTTGATTACATTGTAATTTTTGATAGTGATGAAGAGTTGAAATGCTGTATAAAAACAGTAAAACCTGATATAATGGTTGTAGGATCTGACTGGAAAGATAAGTCAGTTATTGGTTCAATGTACGCTGCTGAACTGAGGTTCTTTGATAGAATAGAAGAGTATGCAACAACAAAAACAATTGAAAGTATTATTGATCGGAGATAGTTGTACCGACGAATATGTTTATGGGGTATGTGAGCGTCTTAATCCAGAGGCTCCCGTCCCCATTTTGAAGTATGATCGTGTAGAAACTCAGAAAGGCATGGCACTAAATGTCAAAGAAAACCTTTCTGCGTTTGGAATTGAAGTTACTATGATCACTCAAGATGAACCAATAGTAAAAAGAAGATACATTGATCAAAGATATAATCAACAAATTTTAAGAGTAGATACTGAAGATTATGTAGAACCTTTAAATGTTGATTTGCCACAAGAACATTTTGATGCTCTTGTAATTTCTGATTATGATAAAGGGTTCATTACATTAGAAAGAATGTTTGAATTGGTAGAATGGTTTGATGGACCAGTATTCATTGACAGTAAGAAAACAATTCTACCACTAGAGAATGCTTATATAAAAATTAATTCTGATGAGTATTCAAAGTTAGAAGTAAAATCTGACAATCTTATTGTGACAAAAGGATCTGGTGGTGCTGATTATCAGGGCAAAAACTATCCAGGAATTGGAGTTGGTGTATTTGATGTTGTAGGTGCAGGTGATACTTTCTTATCAGCACTGGTTTACTTTTATCTTTTATGTGGTAAAATAGAAGGTGCAATACCTTATGCAAATAAGGCAGCAGCTATTGCTGTTACGCACTTTGGAACTTATGTATTAAAAGGGAGGGACATTAATGAAATATGTAATTGATATTGATGGAACTATTTGTAGTCCTACTGTGGGTAGGGATTATGAAAGTGCCAAACCATGGCAGGATAGAATAGATACCATAAATAAACTTTATGATGATGGGAATACTATCACATATTTTACTGCTCGTGGTATGGGAAGATTTGATGGAGATCCTGATGCAGCAACTAAAGCTGCTGCTATCTTAACAGACTTAACTAAGAACCAGTTAAAATCTTGGGGTTGTAAATATCATAATCTAATACTCGGCAAACCTCATGCTGATTATTTTATAGACGATAAAGGAATACACTCAGATGATTTCTTCAGAGATTAAACACGTTCCCAAAGGTTGGGGATATGAAAAATGGATCTGTAATACTGAAGAGTATTGTGGCAAACTTCTTTTCTTTGATCAGGGAAAGGAATGTTCATGGCATTATCACAAACTAAAAGATGAAACATTCTACCTTCAAAGTGGTATGTTAAATTTGACTTATGGGGATACTGATGATATAGTGAATGCAAAAACTATTACTTTATCTGAGGGAGATAAGTTTCATATCTATCGTGGACTTAGACATAAGATGAAAGCTATTACTGATGCTGAGTTATTTGAATTTTCTACACAGCATTTTGATTCTGATAGTTATAGAATTATTAAAGGAGACTAATGAACATTACTATTTTAGGATCTGCTGGACAGATCGGTGCTTATCTATCAGACTACTTAAAAGATAAAGGACATCATGTAAGCAATGTTGATATTGTAAATGGTGTTCAATTTGATTTGAGAGTGACACCTAGCACTGTAGTAGAGAATGCAATTCAGTATGCTGACTTTGTATTCTTCCTTGCATTTGACGTAGGTGGTTCACGTTACCTGAAGAAGTATCAACATACATTTGAGTTTGTCAATAACAATACTCGTATGATGGCAAATACTTTCCGTCTACTTGGCAAACATAAAAAGAGATTTGTCTTTGCTTCATCTCAAATGAGTAACATGTCTTACTCTCCTTATGGTGTGATGAAGAGAGTTGGTGAACTTCATACCACTGCACTTAAGGGACTGACTGTTAAGTTTTGGAATGTTTATGGCATTGAAAATGATATGGAGAAGGCGCATGTGATCACTGATTTCATCCGTAAGGGATTTGAAGATGGTCAATTTGAGATGATGACAGATGGCACAGAAGAACGTCAGTTCCTGTATGCTGAGGACTGCTGTGAAGCATTAGAGACGGTTATGGAAAACTATACCGACTTCAAACCAGAAGATCCACTACACATCACATCATTTAGATCAGAAACAATCAAAGAAGTTGCCTCTATTATTAAAGGATGTTTTGCTATTGATGGTAATTATGATATCGAGATCAAACCTGGTCTAGCAAAGGATAGTGTTCAGATGGATAAAAGAAATGAAGCCGACAATTATATTTTAAACTGGTGGGTTCCTAAGACTACTATTGATGTTGGCATTAGAAAAGTGTATAATGAAATGAAGAAGGAGTATGTCTAATGTTATCGTTTAATAAACTTGGTAAGTCTGGTCGTCTTGGCAATCAGATGTTTCAGTATGCATCATTGAGAGGTATTGCTGCTAATCGTGGATTTGATTGGGTTGTTCCTCCTTCAGGTACATCAGGTATTGATGAGTTTGGTTGTGAGAACAACTATTGTATGTTTGAAACATTCAAGATGACTGGCGCTACAGAAGAGCATCAGTCAGTTCCAGAAATGAAGCAATGGGCCCAATGGAAAGAGTTTCATTTTAATGAACAACTCTTCAATCAGTGTCCAGATAATGTCAATCTCGATGGATACTTTCAAACAGAAAAGTATTTTAAGAATGTAGAAAAAGAAATTCGTGAAGACTTTCAATTTCAAGATTCTATCTATCAACCATGCAAAGAGATGATTGATAGTATTGATGGTGAAAGAAAAATCTTTTTACATATCCGTCGTGGTGATCCTAAACTTCCATGGGCATATGTAAATCTGGAAGCAGCACATCCAGTATGCACCTGGGAATATTATGAAAGAGCACTTGCACAATTTCCAGATGATATTCCTGTTATTGTTTTCTCTGATGTGATTGAATGGTGTAAGGAGCAAGAGTTTTTTAAAGCAGATAGATTTATCTTCTCAGAGACCACTGATGAACTCTATGACGGGCAGAGAGTGCCTTGGACAGATCTTTGTCTTATGTCTCTCTGCACCGATGCTATCATCGCTAATAGTTCATTCTCATGGTGGGGCGCATGGTTGATTGATAATCCAAATAAAAATGTTGTTGCACCTAAGAAGTGGTTTGGTTCTCAATATGATCACTATAATATGAATGATTTGATTCCTGAAGAATGGCAATGGATTTAACTTTTCTTATTCCGACTAAGATTGAAACAGAAGATAGGTTGAAAAACATTATTGCTTCTGTCTCATACCTTCTTCATCATACTAGAGCAAAGGTTATTGTTAAAGAAGTTTCTAATAGATCTATCTTTAAGTTTAGAGCTTTGCCTGAGATTAAAAAATATGTTCCTGTTGATAGGTTGACGTATCTTTATGAGGAAACTCAAGAACCACTTTTTTGTAAAAGCAGAGTTCTTAATGATTTAATTGTTGCCTCTGATACATCAGTGGTTGCAAATTATGATGCTGATTGTATTCTTCCAAAAGAATCTTATGGCCAAGCATATGATTTAATTATGCTTGATAAGGCAGATGTGGTGTATCCTTATCAGTGTGGAATCTACCAGTGGCGTGCTAATTTTAGTATGCCAATCTATGAAGAGTTTGTGAAAACTCTTCGAACTTCAACACTGGATAAAAATAAAACCCTACATAATTCTACGATTGGTTGGTGTCAATTTATTAATCGTAAAAAATATATTGATTCTTATATGATGAATGAAAATTTCATTTCATGGGGATGTGAAGATGATGAATTTTATTTTAGAATGAGTACACTTGGCAATAGAATTCTTAGACTTAATAACTATGCCTATCATTTAGAACATGATAGAACATATAACTCTTGGTTTACTAATCCAAATTTCAATAATAATTTTAATCTTTGGAATCAAATTAAAACATTTGACAAGGAGAAGTTGATGAGTTATTATGAGAACCAGGACTATCTGAAAACACGCAAAGCACAAATGAAATGATAGGATTTAATGCCTTAGGGCGAATGGGTAGACTTGCTAACCAGATGTTTCAATATGCTTCTCTGAAGGGTATTGCAAGAAACACTGGAGTAGATATTACTATTCCACATTATACTCAAGCAGTTGATGATGGCATTGGTAATAAACTTAGAACAGAACTATTTGATTCTTTTGATTTGCAAACTAATGTTGGCCTTTTAAATAAGGGTCATGCACCAGTTGTTCAAGAAAGGTTCTTCCAATTTGACGAAGAACTTTTTCGTATGTGTCCTGATCATATAAGTCTGCAAGGATATTTCCAAACAGAAAAATACTTCAAACATATTGAAGGTGAAATTCGTGATGACTTTACTTTTAATAATGAAGTTTTGAATCCTTGTAAAGAGATGATGAAGTCTCTTGATAGTCCTATTGCTTTGCATGTTCGTCGCACTGACTATGTAACTAATAGTGAGAATCATTTCAATCTTCCGCTTGCTTATTACGAAGCAGCCTTGAAACATTTTGATGATGATAGAACTGTAATTGTGTTTTCGGATGATCCTGAGTGGTGCAATCAGCAGGACTTGTTCTCTGGTGATCGTTTCTTAGTTTCTGAAAATGATGATAACAGAGTTGACCTCTGCTTGATGACTCTCTGTAGTGATTTTATTATTGCCAACTCCTCATACTCTTGGTGGGGTGCATGGTTATCTATGAACAAGAGTAAAAAAGTCATTGCCCCTGTGCAATGGTTTGGTAAAACTGGATATACAAAAGATCACAACACTCAAGATTTGATTCCTGATGGATGGACAAGAATTAAAGATGGACAAGAATAAATCAGCATTCAAACTCAAAGGAGTTCCACCAATTTATTGGTTAAATTTAGACTCTGATGAAAATCGTAGAGATTACATGGAGTCTCAATTTGAATATTGGGAAGTTAAAAATCATACTCGTATCTCTGGGTATGATGGTAGAGAAGATGATGTCTCGCATTATCTTAAGGGAAAGTTTCCTGAAATGATGACAACTAATGAGTTGGGGTGTTGCATGTCTCATCTTAAAGCAATCAAACATTTCTATGAAGAGACCGATGATGATTACTGTATGATTCTTGAGGATGATGTTGATTTCTCTACAGTAAAGTATTGGCCTTTTACATGGAATGAGTTTGCTGGATTACTTCCATATGATTGGGATTGTGTTCAGTTGACTACAATTCCTACAGGTGATATTCATGTAAAATTACATCTTAAGTTTGTCAATTCGTTCTCTGCTGCTGTGTATTTGATTTCGAGACATCATGCAGCAAAGATTATGAAGAATCATATTCGTGGTGATAAGTATAAACTTGATAATGGTGTTAAACCTCGTGCTGTGTCTGAGGATTTAATCCTTGAATCTGGCAAAACCTATACTATTCCTTTGTTTTTGTATAACTTGAGCATGGGTTCTACCATTCATCAGGAACATATTGTTGTGTTCCATCAAGGACCACATGCGGCACTGTCCAACTTCTGGCAACAGCAAGGAGCAAGTGTTGACATTAAAGACTATATGGATTATGATCCTTACTTGGGTAGGACAACCTCCCACTCAAATCTTCAAGAGGAGGAAAACCCCACCCCTTGACATACTACTATAATTATAGTAGTATAAATACTTAACCTTTTGCAATAAATTAGTAGAAGGTATTCATAACACGGGACAGTCGAGTCCCTATTCATCTGCGGGTATTCATTCCGCAAGTAACTAAAGGTAACAAAAATGTTTAAATCTGTATTCGCAGCCTCTGCTGCTCTGTTCGCTTCCGCTGGCGCTGCCCTTGCAGGTCCCTACGTCAACGTAGAAACCAATGCTGGTTGGGTTGGCGATGACTATACTGCTGCAACCACAGACCTTCACGTAGGGTACGAAGGCACTGCAGGTGCTGCTTCTTACTACATTCAGGCTGGTCCTGCAATCGTCGCCGTTGACGGTGAAGAGACTGACACCCAATTCTCTGGTAAGGCAGGTATTGGCGTCCCCGTTTCCGATGCTATCGGTGTATATGGAGAGATGTCCTTCCTGACTGCTGAAGATGATGATGACTTCGGTGTTGGTGGTAAGTTGGGCGTCAAGTACAACTTCTGATCGTTCATATAGACACGTAAATATCTAGATGTTATACTGGGGGTGCGACGGCATCCCCTTTTTTTATGAAATTATTTCTAAAATCTCTAACGCATCCAGGAATGCTGATCTTCCTGATGATGTCAGGAACAATAACATTCATAGGGATAGTCCATAACGATGCTCATCTTAGAATGACCATAGATGCAGATGCTTATGTGAGAAAGTGGTGCAGATCGTCAGCAGAAAACAAAAAGACCTGCATCAGATATGGTGGCGACATGGATTAATAACTTGACAAAACTTTATGTTTACTATATAATATGTAAAGATTCATTACAAAAGGTAAATGACTGTAACAACCAATGATCGTGGACAGCAAAATTTGTTTGCTAAAGAACCTCAAATGTATATCTCCCAAACCGATGCAGATCGTTATGGTTATGAGACCTATGCAGAGAAGGCAGAGAAACTGAATGGTCGCACCGCAATGCTTGGATTTGTTGCTGCAGTCGTTTCATACGCTACAACTGGTAGTGTATTCTTCTTTGGTGCATTCGGTATCTAATGACTGAAATTATTTTTACCGTTTCGGCAGTTGCCTTTTTCTGCCTTCTCGGTTATACTGTGGAACAACTTTCGGAAACCTACTGATGGAACCCTCTCTACTTGAAATTCTGACGTATTATGTAATTGGAGGCGCTCTTTTAATTGGTGCTCCAGGAGTATTCTTTTTTGTAGTCTTCATGTCAGCTCTTCAAAATACGAAGGGTCGTATGGTAGGGTACAAAGACCACAAACAATATGGTGATATTTCATCTTATGAGAATGCGCCAGTTGACCAAAGCAAATTCTATTTTGTATTGAGTGAAAGCGAATAGATAGACAACATTTCTAATTATTATGTCTGATCCCAATGCTCTCTATGATGACATGGAGAAACTCAATGCTTTATACGAAGAACTTTGCTGGGATCATGATGACGAACTGATGTTTAGTCATGATGGAAGCAAAATTATTATTTACAACAAAACACAGGAACTAAAACAATGAACGAAAACGCAGAACGGATTAATGGTTGGGCAGCAATGATCGGAGTCATTGCCGCAATGGGTAGTTATGCAACAACAGGACAAATCATTCCAGGACTTTGGTAATGGGATTTGTAGTAGCAGCACTGCTGTTGCTAGTTCCAATTGGAGCAGCAGCTAGAAACTCATGAATATAGAATGGGCACAGACAACTATTTTTTTATTGGCACCCCTATTCTTTATGCTTCTCTTCATAGAAACTAATGAAGATGATGATGGACCACCAGACGGAGGGATGATGCAACCAGTTTATGCACCGTCACCCTCTTGACAAACTAAATAATTTGCGATATATTACAGGAGCACTAAAAATGCTCCTTTTTTAATGGTATGATTTTAGAAACACTTCTAGCACTAACACCACTTGACTATGACCATTTAGCAAGAGCGATTCAGGTTGAAGCGGCTGTAAATACTTTCGATGAGTATTGTGTTGCAGCATCAATCATCAATCGGGTTAGGTCTCCTCTTTATCCAAATACGGTTGCAGATGTTGTGTATGCTCCTGGTCAGTATCAGGGATTTGATTACAAGAGACCTGTTGCCAATATGAGTTTGGTCAGTAAACTGCAATCCGATGAGGGGAAAGAAAACCTTCTAAAAGCATATAGTATCATTGGAGATCGAACAAGTTTCAAAGGTCAGAGTATGCTCAGATATAGAGTTGCATCTGAAGATCCAATGTGCCATAATAAAGGAAATTTTTACCACTATTATTGGCAATGATATTCATTGGTGGATCAGAAAACTTTCAAGGTGGTTCGGAGAACTTTCATGGAAAATGATTGGCGTTACAGCAAAGATAAACTAAAACTACGTCAACAGGCACTTGTTATTCTTTTAAAGAAATATGGTGCCGAACTTAACTCAACAAGAGAATCTAAATATAGAACTCAATCTATATACGAGTGTGCTCATGATTGGGTGTCCCAAGGTAATGTAAATTGTAATGGCATTACCAAATACTACGAGGCTTATTATGCAAAAAGTAATTAATGTTTTAGCAGTTCTATCATTTGTAGGGACTGCAGGTATCGTCGGCGGCGGTACTGCACTATATCTCAATAAAGATTCTATTATTGAGAATGTAAAAGGACAAGTGGCAGCTGCTGCAGGAGAAGCAATTTCTGGACAACTTCCAGGAATGATGAACTCTGCTATGCCTGAACTTCCATCTACTACTGGTGGTGCTCTACCACTTCCCACAACTACTGGACCATCCCTTCCTTTCTGATATGAAAAAAATTATTATGACCCTAATGGCAGCATTTCTTGCTGCTCCTGTGATGGCAGAACCTGTCAAAGAATACTACACCATGGATTCTATGGGATGTATGTTACTTCAGGAATGCACGGATGATGTGACTGAAGTACATACTTTGTTAGATGTTTCTTCAAATTATGATAACACTGAAACATTCTCTCCAGTGGCGCAAGAGTTCAATCATATGCTTTCTTCATTAAATGAAATTGGTGTGAAGGTATTTCTTGCTGATGAGAAGTACTTCCCAGTAGGACATCGTGGAGTTTATCACACTGTCGGTAATAATTTCTTCCTTAATAAATCATTCATGGGCCGTCCTCATATTCTCATGAGTGTGATGCGTCATGAAGGATGGCACGCAGCACAGGATTGTATGGCAGGAACAATTGATAATAGTTTGATTGCTATTATCCTACCAGAAGAAAGTGTTCCCATGATCTGGCAAGAGATTGCTACTAATACCTATAGGGATATGCCTGGCGCACTTCCATGGGAGAAGGAAGCAATGTGGGCAGGTAAAACTGAAGGAATGACTGCTAACGCATTGAATGCTTGTGCTGCTGGTCAGATGTGGACTGAATATGAACCAACTCCTTTAACTAGAGAGTATCTAATTAAAGAAGGTTATATTTCTAAATAGAAATGCGTTGCTCCACATAGAATGCCAGAGGAAGTTAAGAAGGAAGATCCTAAAAAGAAAGGTATCGTTGGAAAGATAAAGGAGGCAGCAAGTGACAAAGAAGAACAGCTTGATATTCTGTCTACTTTTGTTAGGCTTGGCATCCTTGTTTGGAGCGGCGGAATACTCACGTTGGCGTACATCCAGTTACCACCCGTACTTGGTATTCCCGAGCAAAAACTAGATCCTACTTTTATCGCAAGTGTCTTCACCGGAGTGCTTGCGACTTTTGGTGTTCAGGCAGCAAAGAAAGGTGGTGATGGTTCTTCCAAAGGAAATGGTGGTATCAGTAAAGCAGATATGGAAAGATTGATTGCTGCTGCAGCACAGACTGCACCTGCTCAAACTATTCGTGTCGAACAAGCACCAATTAAGTTCATCACTAATGATGATGAACCACCTGTAAAACCTACCGTGTAATCTTATGACCTTCTTTAAATGGACTGCATTAGGAGTTGGTGGTGTTGTTGCTGTAGCACACATCGGTGTTCTGGGGCATATAATCAATGCCACAAGAGTACCTGAAGCACCGATTATTAATTTTCCTGGAGGAGATTATTCCTCTTATAAAGTTGAGTCAGGTAAAGAAGGTTATAGTATAGAATATAGAGCAAACGATCCTGCTATTCTTGAGTCACAAAAATCTCTATCATTAGATAAAGATAAGAAAGGATTGTTTGGTGGTGGCACTGAGAATCGTCGTGAGTGGCGCAGAGATCAATTTACTATGGACGGAACTAGAAATATAGGAGGTGCCGCAGACGGCGAGGGAAAGTCTGCAAAAGAAATAGAGTGTATAGTGGCGGACGCTGGCGCACGGAGTCAAGGTGCAATGGCAGGAACTAGTATTGCTGCTGGAGTCGGTGTTCCTGCTGTGATTGGCATTCCATATGTTGGATGGTTAGCAGCTGGTTGGGTATCACTTTTGGGTGGTAGACTAGGTTCTGCCGCTGGATCTACAGTAGGTTCTGTATTTAATGATTGTTAAATTTTGGTAAGTCAGTAAGTCCAAACAAACCATGAGTATAAAGACTTTATAGTTAATAGATAGTGTAGTTGCATAAACTGTAATGAAGTTTATTAGTGCATTGATTGTTGCTACACTAGCATCTATGATTATATTTTTACCGGGGATTGCATACGCCGTAGATATTACCATGGGTTCAAATGGAAATCTTGTATTCGATCCAGATAATATTAGTATTACTGCTGGTGAAACAGTTCATTTCGTAAATGGAATGTTACCCCCACATAATATTATTGTTGAGGGTCGTGTAGATCTTTCTAGAGAATCCTTGATGTTTACTCCTGGAGAATCTCAAGATATTAAATTTGCTGATGCAGGAGATTATGATTTCTTCTGTGGTCCTCATCAGGGGGCTGGCATGATTGGACATTTGCATGTAGAATAGTATGAAGTATACTTATAATAATATGAAAATCTTTTTGGATACGGCGGACACAGAAATTATTAGCAAATATTTTTCTACAGGTTTAGTTGATGGTGTGACAACCAATCCAACTCTTATTATGAAGAGTGGTCGTAATCCTGAAGATGTTTATCAAGAGATTAAAGACATTGGTGTCTCTGATATTAGTATGGAAGTCATGGGATCTGACTTGGAAATGTATGATGAAGGTATTCGACTTTATAAAAAATTTGGTGATGTTGCTACTATTAAAGTACCTTGCACCCGCGAGGGGTTGATTGTTTGTAAACGATTATCAGAGCAAGGTATAAAAGTCAATGTCACACTTATCTTCTGTGCCTCTCAAGCAGTGTTATCAGCAAAGGCAGGAGCAACATATGTCTCACCTTTTGTAGGAAGACTTGATGATCAATCAGTGGCAGGTCTTGAGGTTGTACGATCTATCTCAGAACTATATCGTATTCATGGAGTGAGAACTCAAGTTCTTTCTGCATCTATTCGTAGTGTGCAAAGAGCAATCAGGTCTTGGTACAATGGTGCTGAGATCTGTACAATGCCACCCAAAGTTTTTGATCAGATGTATGATCACATCTTAACAGATAAGGGTATGGAAATTTTTGAAAATGATTGGCAGTCAGTTGTCAAATGATTACATTATTTGTTTTTGGATTTATCATATTACTGACAATGGGAATGCATCTTACATGGCCTGTAAATTATAGAGGAAGAAGTTAATGAAAGTTGGATTGATTGGTCTGGGTCGTACTGGTGAAGGAATGTCCCGTCGTATGCTTGCAAAGGGAATTGAAGTCTGGGGTTATAGTAGCACTAACTATGAGAATGCCTGTGGACAATATGAAGCAGGACACCTTAGTGGATGTGTAACCTCACTAGAGTACCTTGTTCTAGCAGTTAAATCTGACAGCAAGAAATATACTAGTGCTGGTAGAATTCCTGGCATCTTTCAGATTACACTCCCAGAACAAAAGGCAGAAGACATACTTGATGAGTTACTACCATTACTTGAGGAGGGTGATATCATTATTGACCATAGCACCAGTGACATAAGAAAATGTCAGGAACTTGAGAAGTATTGTTCTAAGTTGGGTATATCCTATATCTTCTCTGGTGTGTATGGAGCAAATTATGCTTTATCCACTTGCTCTAAAATTTTTGAATGTTTATCTCCAGGTAATATTGATGGAATCTCACGTTAAAAATCGTTATCAGTTTGCTATGAGTGCATTTTCCAGAATGTATGGTGTGGATCATGTAAAAAGTTCAACTACTATTTCTAGATTTTGTATGAAGTGGGCTGAAACAGAGGATCAAAATCCTCCTTCCGGAACTTTAATTGATATTAATTTTTACTTTAAAGATCTTTGGGAAATCTGGGGAGGATACATATGACCCAAATCGCACTTAAGGCAGCACACTTTGCTGCTGTCACACTCAACAATCCTTTTGGGATTGGTTCACTAAGTCTTGCATTAGTTGTTGTACCTATTATTGGTATGCATCTTGTTCACAAATATGGGTGGCAACACTGGGCACCTTTTAATAATGAATCTCATACTTAAACCTCTTGATATTCCAGGTGATCCTGTATGGTCAGTGATTATTATGGTAATCCTTGCTCTTGCTATGACAGTTTATGTTGTCATATACATATTAGGAATAGATGAGAGAGAAGAACATGGGAGCACTGAAACCCCCAAGCAGAAAGAGTTGTTACAACTTCCGAGTGACGGAGATCAATCGTGTTCTTGACGG